GGCCAGGGGACCAAGATCAAAAGTGATGGTTTGATTCACACCAGGTCTGGTGGTTTCTTCGTATTGTGTCCAACCAGCAGTGGTGCCTGACAGGCGATAATACGTGATCACACTGTTGTACATGGCATGATCAGGTTGGTTAAAAGTCAGACGTGCATAGGTCAATCCATTCTTGACCACATAGGTCACTGATGTGAAGTCAACCACATTGTCCAGAGCCTTGGGTTTGGGCACATCAGGTGGTGGATTGGTGCTGCCATCATTGGGCGGTGTGGGATTGGGCGTGGGAGTTGGATTGTACCCTGGTGGTGAAGGCTGTGGATTGTATATGGGTTGAGTGGGCGGCTTTAGACCAATGGCTGGTGATTCTATTTCTTTTGGATAGTAGATGGTGGCACCCTTGGGCACATATATGGGCAACACAGTGTCTGGTTCGCCTGCACGAGTGTAAGGATACAAGGTATCAGGATTACGCACACAACCCAGATCAAATGTGTAATCATCATTGTAACTGACACTGACCACACGCCAAGGTGTATCAGCAAAATTCAATATGGTGGCCTTGATGCGTATGCAATCACCAGGTTCAATTTCAAATGCGTGACTGCTGACCTTGACAGTACAAGTTTCTTGATAACGACTCTTGTTGAACAGCAGTCGTGCAAAGTCATAGGCCATGGCATAGTTGGTAATGGTTGGGAATGTGATATCTAGTTTGTTTTCACGACCACCATCTGTGGTTTGATAAGTCAGGCGGTCTGCTTCTGTGGCAGGATATACCATTTGTTGCACGGACCATTTCTGATCTGGATCCACATAACTGACAACAACCTGGTTGTATTTGTTTGAACGCTCAATGCCTGTGTACACAATGTCACCCATGATCTCATAGGTGTTGGCCAACAGACTTTGATCGCGCAATTGAGCACTGGTCACACATTCTGCCACAATGGTGGCAGCACCTGACAAGATGTTGGTAGGATGACCTGCATCTTCAATCTTGAGTTTGTATTTGCCTTGCACATAGGGCATGTAGCCTCTAAATCCTTGCAACAAAACTTTGACATTGTTGAATATGGTTTGTCCTGTGTCCACCACATAGTTGCAGGTCAAAATAGGACCCGTGACAGTGCCTGTGGTGTATGTTACTTCTGTGGCACATTTGGCAGCCGCAGTTCTCCACGAGTCCCAGTCAATTTCTGAGTTTTTCAGTCCCTTGCCATATCTGGGATTGCGTAGGTAATCCAACAAGATTTCTGCAGGATTATAACTGTGATATTCTGTGTAACTGGTGGCACCATATTCATAGCTTTCACTGGTGCTGGTGGCAAGACTGGCCACCTGACGACCCAATAGACTTATTTGTATGGCAGGTATGCTGCCATTGAATGGATTGGCATCTGCTTCTGCTTGTGTGTTGATGGCCAACCACTCATAACGCACAAACAAGGTGGCCAGGCCATTGTGTACCATGGTGTCTTTGTAACTGGGTGATCCTGAGAACAGACCTGCCCGTATGGTGGTGCCCAAAGTACTGGCGCTGGGAGTGGCAAAGTAAACACCAGGTGACCATAACATTGACACACGACCTTTGAACTTGCCTTCTGCAATGTCCACCTGTTTGCTGGCATTCAGACCGCCAATAATGGTGCTGGGCGACTGTTCGTCATTGATCCATAGTTGTCTAAGGCCTGCCACAGGTCGTTCTGAGAATGTGTATGCAACCCGAAGATGTTTGTTGTTGGTGGAGCCTGTCTCTGCAAATGTCACTGTGCCTGCCAGTTTACGATAACCATAAACCACGGGTATTGAGACCGCACCTCCACCTTGTTGCTGGATTAGGATCCCTTGTTGTCTTTGTTCTTCAGCGGCATTTGACGAGAGATCAGGGGCTCCACCCAACAGACCCATAAAGGGCTGTGCAACAAAATTGATTACACTGGCTGCAACATTGACCACTGCTTTGACCACACCCACAACGGCTTTGACAATGCCTTTGACCACACCAGTGACTGCTTGTACTGCCTTACTCATATGCCAGCTCCTTGCCCATCCAAACACCTGGTTTGAAGCCCAAGTGTTGATATAGACGTTGTGTTCTTTCAGGATTGATACCAATGTCACCAGCGGTCATGTCTGTGGCACCTGCGGTTCGCGCCCACGCCTCAAACTTGGTGACCAGTTCACGAAAGTTCTCCATGCTACGATGGCTTTCCAACAGGTACATGAGTGCAATGTTGGCAGTGATGATGCGATTGTTCCAGGGCGCTGTGCTCAAAAATCCAGCCACAAATCCCACACAGCGACCTGACTCCATGGCATTGAGCCAGGTGTACTGATATTGACTGGCATATTGCCTGATGGTTTCACGAACACTGTTTTCATCATATTGTTCTGACATGGCAGGCAAGGCCTGTGCTGCCTCATCAAAGTAGTAGCCAGCACAGATCATGGTTGAATCCATTTCCTGAGGCAACATTTTACGAACGATCATAATTTACCCCAACTAAATTCTGTTTGTCCCACAAAGCCTGATTTCTCCAGGCCAGTATCATACACAACACCTTGATACAACCAGTTGCTGGCATTGTTGGTTTTGCGACCAGTTGTTCTTTCAAAATCTGCAAACAGACTTGAACAATCAATGTTGATTTGACAACTCTTGGCTGTTTCAGTGATGGCAGCATTGTACAACTGACCATCAAACATCAAGATGGGTGTTCCCACTATGGCCAAGGTCTGTAGATTCAAGAATGCCTTGTATACCACCACTCTTCGCCCTTCAAAGTCTTTGTCCACAAACGTATTTACATACCCGTTGCCCACGCCTGACAGATAGATGGTGAACTTGCCAACCTTGACATCAAAATCTTCAGTGAGTCCACTGAATCCCATAAAGTCACCTTGTGCAGTATAGGTGTTGACACCTGCGGTGGGTGCTGTGGCACTGTCATAAGCGATCGTGATGCCACCTGATGCCAGATACAAAGGTGTGGTGGTGTGAAGTTCTACCAGATCAACTGCATAAAAGTTTTCGCGGTAAAATTCATTTCTGACTTCTGTGGCATAGGTCTTCATTACCAGACCTCACGCATACTCAATGACAGGGTGCTGACGCCACCATAACCCACATCATATGATTGTTCTTCTTCAGCCAGTACCACTGTGAATGGTACGTCTTGTATTTGTAATCTGGTGCCTGAGGTCACTGAGGTCACTGAACTGCCACTGAACGTGATATTGGCAGCACCTGCTCCATTGCTGGTCACATCCGTGGTGGCCATATAGACCTTGCTGTGATTGGCAAAGCGAAAGTAATCGCCTGCCTTGACGATCTGTTTGTTGTTGCCACAGTTGTTGACTGTGACATATCGTTGACCATACGTGATGTTGGCACTGCTGGTGATGGTGGCATTGGCTGTGGTGGCATCTGTGGCCTTGCTGGTGCTGATCTCAGGCAACACTATCTCAAAACTGAATACAGGACCTTGTGCAGTGGCCACAAATGCCATGACCTTGCCTTGATCCTGTGCTGATATCTGCGGATACTTGACATCAAATGAATAATAACTGTGTCCTTGACCCACACGACGCATCTTACCACTGTTGGTAACGCTGGTGATGGTGGGTGTGACGATTTTGAATGCCACTGCTTGAAAACTGGGCGTGGTGGGAAATTGCCCTGGTGATATATCTGCCATTATGCTCTACGTCCTCTTTCTAGTTGTGCATCACTGATGATCTGTGTGATTAGACCTCTGCGACTGGTTAACAATTGATCAAATCCTGCTGTGTCAACTGCCTGTATCACAAAGGTCACGTTGGTTGAACCACCCCCTGTCAATTGATTGTTGGGAGTGATTGATCCTGATGTTGCAGGTGTGAATGCCTCTGGACCTCACTCGCCCACAATATAGGTCTTGTTGCCCATGACAGGACCACCCAGGGCTCTGCCTGAATATTGTTGACTACGGATTGCAGATACCTGTGCCATGCCTGCGGCCACTGCGGCAGCGGCTGCGATTAGACCAAAGGGCCAAGGATATGTGGCCAGGGCCTTGGTTGCACCTGCATAGGTATTCATGATGGCACTGGCAATGTTCAGGGCCTTGCTGGCTTCAAATGCTTTCTTGTTCTGTGCACCAAGACTTGAGAACAAGGCAGCACCTTGCTGTATACCAAATTGCGTCTTTTCATATTGGCTCTGCATTTCAAACTTGGCACTTTCTGTGGCAATGCTTTTTTGTTGTTCGTAACCAAAGATGGTGTTTTGTTGACTCTGCAGTTCAAACAGTTTGCGCTGTTCATACATCTTGGCCTGTGCATCCATCATGGCCGCATTGGCCTGCACTGCGGCTGACACACGAGCAGTCTGATATGCCTGTTCGCTGATGAGATCTTGATCACGTAGATATTTGAGTCCATTGTACAAGGTTTCATTGGCTGTTTGTGCTGCCCGCACAGGATCCAATCCCGCCATTGCTCCAGCGGCTTGAATGCCTGCTTGTATACCGCCCAATGGACGTTGTGATTGCATAGCCGCATTCAATGATTTCATCAAATCAATTTGACGAGCAGTTTCATCAGTGCTACGCATTTTTTGTTTGATTTCATCTGTTAGCAAACTACCATACTTGGTCTGTGCTGCCAGAATCTTTAACTCTGTGTCCAATTGTTCATTGGTTGATGAACCAATGTTCTTTTTAACCACGTCCAACTGTTGTTGTGATTCAGTGTAGGCTCTACTGACATCAGCCAGTTCTCTGATTTGTTTGCCTTGTATCTTGTCTTGCTCTACTATGCGTAATTTTTGTTCAAGTTCAGGTGTCAGCAAGGAACCATACTTTTGTTTTGCTTCAAGTATTTTTATCTCAGCGTCCAACTGTTCTGAAGTCATCTTGGTAGCATTGGCTTTGATAAAACCAAATTCACTTTCAGTATTGACAAAAGTTTTGTTTACATCAGTAAGATCCTGCAATAATTTTAACTGTATTTTGTTTTGTTCTGTGGTTCTAACTTGTTTTTCAAGTGCAGGTGTTAACAAATTGCCATATTGTTGACGTGCTTCTAATACTTTTAGTTCTGTGTCCAGTTGTTCACTGGTCAGGTTTGCAACATTATTTTGTGCCAGGCTCAATGATGCAGTACTGTCTCTAAGATCTTTGTTGATATTTCTTTGCAACTCACGTTGTAGTGTTTGCAACACAAGATTTTCTAATATCTTTGACTCTGAAGCATTTAGAGCATTGGTATATCCAATGATATCACCTTTGTCATTTTTAATCTCTTTGACCAATTTGCTGTTGGCAGCATTGAGTGCTTCTTGAATCTTTAATGCTGTGCCTTCAAAGTTTGTGAGAGTGAGATTTTCAGTTTGTGTCTTTAAGATTTCTTTTAGACTTTGATTGCGATCAACAGCGGCTTTTCTAACACGATCAGCATCATTAAGTTGTTGTGCTGTGGCTGCTGTGCTGGCAGTTTGTGCTTTCTTTGATGCTTCTACCTGATCAAATCCAAGTCTTTTATTAATCTCACTTAACTTCTGATTATACTTTTCTGCTGCTGTCTGATTATCTTCGCTGAACAGTTCTTTGATTCCAGCAATAGCATTTGCAATACCTGCAACAGCGACTCCACCTCCAAGTAGACCAAAAATTGTAGCAAGATTATGACCAAGAGCGGTCAATGGTTCTAAAACAGGTGCAATATAACCCGTCAATGCTTCAAGTGCAGCACTGAATGCACCCATCAAACCACCACCTGTTCTGAATAGACCAATGATAAATTCAATAGGACCAATCAGTGCTAAAAATGCGGCTCTTGCAATACGCAATGGTACATAGATAAACACAATGGCTTCTGCCACATATAAAAGAACCTTGCCCCATTTGTTAAAAAATTCAGATACACTAATAACTGCGTCTGCCACAATCAACAGGGCATAAGAAAGAGCACTGCTCAAACCCGTGCTTTGATCAAATCTCTGTCCCATTGTTTGAACAACTGTGTTCAACACATTAAAACTGTTTTGTATGGTTGGTATGCGAGTGGCAAATGCATCATCAATGCTTTTACCTGCAGCCAACATTGCATCAATAACATCTCTACTGGTGATTTTGCCTTGCTCACCTAGGGCTTTTAATGCTCCGCGTGTGACACCAAAGTGTGCCGCAATGGCATCTGCAATAGGCGGCGCTTGTTCAAGCACACTATTGAGTTCATCACCACGTAGCACACCTGCACTGAGTGCCTGCCCAAACTGTGTGACTGCACCACTGGCTTCAGTCATACTGATACCAGTGCTCATAAAGCCCTTGGTCATTAATTCAGTTACACGCAACTGATCTGTTTGTGCAAGACCTAGATCACGTGTGTTGTTGGCAATGCGGAAGAATAAGTCTCCAACATCTTTCAATGGTGCACCAAGATTCAATGCTGACTTGGCAATAACATTAAACAGTTCAGTGCTGGTCTGTCCTTCTTGTGTGACCAAACGCAGTTTATTTTGTAAATTGGTACTGGCATCTGCAAGATCAACAAACTGTTTGGTCAAGGCAGCCACAGCCGCAATGCTGACCAAACGGCCCAAACTTGATTGCAAGTCACCCAAGGCACGTTGTGCCTGTGTGGTATCTGCTACCACTTTGATTGTTGTTGTTGCTGTAGTGGCCATTATCGTCTCATTGCCTTTTTGGTTTCTTCTGCTTCAAGTTTGTAAAATGCCGCCCACATCAAAAATTCTGTGGTTGTCATGTCCATGACTTGACTCAATGTGAGACCCAAATCTTTGCCTAATCTTAACATAAACAAAAGATCTGAGTCCTTCCTTAGTTTTTTTCTACTTCTTCCAAGGTATCTGTGACACCATTTATGGCACCAGCAATACGAATAATGATCTTGGGATCAATCTCGTTCATCATAGTGACCTTGTCAGGTGCTGAAAACATTCTGGTGCCATCTTCCGTACGGGCAC